CTTTCTTTCGTGCCATGATTAAAATTATCGCTCTAAGAGGATGTTATAAATCTCATCGACACGCGAGTTAAGTCGCTTAATTTCAGATAGCAGATGCGTGATTACATATCCTGCAAGCCCACCGATGACGGCAAGGCTAGCAAAGTAAAGGGTGAAGAAGTTCTCCTGGCTCATTTCTTCTCCACAGTATCTACAGCTGCTTCGATGGCATCAACCACAATATCGCCAACGGCCTTCTTAGCCCGATATGACTTGATCGCTGTACGAATCACAGGAATTGCAATAAGTCCTAGTGTTGCGTAGATAATTGCTTCCATTATTCCTGCTCCTCATCTGGTAGATCGATCTCTTCAACGATGTTGTTATTTGGCTTGGTTGGGTCGTAGCCGCCTAAGCCGTAAGTAATTGATTTAACCATTATGCGATTCTCCATTGGATGCGAGTTTGTCCGTTGCTTGCAGGTGATAATGATGAACCCCATGGTGAAGGTAGAGAACCAGAAATGCTGTCTTGTGAATAATGCACGAAATATGATGTGGTTGGCCCTTGACTCGTTGAGGCAATCGGAGCCCAATTTCCAGTAATAGTTTCGTAATTGGTAGTTCTACCGACAGCTCCTTGCCAGACCCAAGCCAAATAATAAAGACCCGTAGATAAGGTTTGAGATACTGTAATTGCTTTCAGACCAGTCGTAGTGCCTGAAACTGTGCCAGCATCTAAAACTAACGTTGAAGGTTCTCCATTAGAATTGCTGTTGTAGATACCTAATCTAATTGTTGAAGAGGCTGCGGCTGTTTGCACTTCCATGCCAATACGATCAATGGTTATGTTCTCTTGTATAAATACGGGATAGGCATAAAGTCTATTTAGGGTTGCACCTGTATTCGTTAATCTTCCACCATTTCTGGATTCGTACCAATAGCCTGAGCGATAAGTGGTTTGCCAAGGTGTTGTGTATTTTGCCATTATGTTAGAAAGATCGAGTCCGATATTGGCAGATGTCGAAGTGCCAGAGTTAGTGATCGGAGCAGTTACAGCGACGACGCCGGAAGAACCAGCTGCGCCTGTCGCGCCCGTGGCCCCTGTGGCTCCCGTAGCGCCAGCAGGGCCTTGAACGCCTACAGATGAGACGACTACTTGATTTACATCCTCGGTGACTGTGACCTCATTGACGACCGGTTGGACGATTATTGTGTCGGTCATGGAGTTAGTTGCCCATCGACCGTCGCTAGTCCTTGGATCAATCGAGTAACTACTCCACCGGATGAAGTGATCTCTAATTCATAATCGTATTGAGCAGCTTCTAACGCCGCAGACTGAGCCGCAGTTACGCGGATTGCCAAAGTACCTGTGTTGGCAGTAATAGTAATCCCTGAAGATGAAGTCAGGTTAAGAGCTGTGGTGTTAGAAGACACTAGGCGAAACTGCATTGCGGCTGTGTAGCCTGTGAGGTTAATAGCGGCACCGGCAGAATCTTTATATTGAATTGTGAGAAACCAGTCGGCTCCCTGGTCTATCGTGTAATTGTAAGACTCAGCCATTTGTGCCTCCTAGTAACGGGATATTAAAAAACGAACTGTCTGCATCGCCTTGCTTAGTGAAAGAAACATGGCAATGAGCGTTATGCGGATTGCTTCCAGAATACTTGCGCCAGCGCCATCCCATGCGAGACGATGCGATTCTGCCGTTGAAGATGATATAGGCAATACGATTTTCTCCAGACTTGGCCGCGAGTCGAATCTGATCTGCAATATCGGGCATGAGGTCGGGCTTTCCTGATTTATATACATCTGCGTCAATGTCGATTGCTCGGACAACCATCCCAGCCTTCGGATCAGGATTATGGTCACTAGGACGCGCTGAATGACGGAGATCGCCGATCCAGCCATCGGAACGCCTATCACGATCTGGGAAGGAATCATCGAACTGTTCCCTCAGCTGCTGCCCGGCCTTGCATAAAACAGGTTTCATCCGAGCAGTAGTTTCGCTTCATCTTCAGTAATGCCAAGGCGCTCGAGTAATGCAGTCTTTGCGACTTCTCTCGAAATCTTATCTGCCTCACGCTCTTCAGTCTCTTCACGCAGTTTAACAATCTCAGCAATTTCCTCTGCTGTTGATTCTCTGCGTACGCCGTCTTCTGTGGTGTAGAACTCTTCCATTATTCCGCCAATCCGTAGACTTTGATTTCACCTGATACAGCAGATGGCAATAGCAAGGTAAATCCTGTGTAAGATGTGTTTTGATTATGTATTCCACCGGACAATAATAGATAGTTGCCTTGGCATGTAGATGTGCCGTCAATGCCAGTTTGGGCAGCGATAAAAGGTCGATAAAAATACATTCTTTGGGCAGCTATATCCGCATCAGTAAAAAAAATTCCTGTCCATTTATCAGAAGTTGTTTTTGATGCAGTAAGGCTTGCACCATCCGCGTTAATTTTTTCGTAAACGTAAGAACTTGCGGTTGAATTATCAGCTCCAGCAACTCTCATTCGAATATCGCCGTTTTGCGCGGCAGATCCGGTCAAAGTCCCGACCACAAAATAGTTTTCATAAGTTGCCGAAAAGACGTTATTGACGTTTACTGTGGTTGAACTGGTTACGGTTTGGTTTGTAATAAGGGTCATTCCTGATGCACCAGCAGGTGTAGTCCAGCTATAGTCCAAATCGGTGTTTGAAGCTTTAGCAAGAAGTTGTCCTGTTGTTCCACCCTTTAAGTCGATTAAGGCGGTGTCTATATCTTGACCAAGTGCGGCAATAGCGGTAGCGCCATCCTTTACTAGGTCTGTGGATTGGGGTATATCCCATCCAAAGTTAGTGGTTGTTGTTGCCATTACGCTACTACTCCAATCGCATTAAGCCAGGTTAGGCTAGTGTTAAGTGTATTCCAGGTCTCCGCCGCGTTTACCTGTTCCCATTTTACCGCAACTTGGGAGAAGTTCACAGGAGAAGCGTTGAATGTTACTGCCAGATTATTAAGGCTCGCTTTGAACGTCCAGCCTTCAATATAGCCTTGAAATGATCCGTTTGTGATGTTAGGCGGTAGATTCTGAATCCAAACAGGCTGGCCTAAAAAGATGTTGATAAGTGAGTCCCGATCAGCGTTATCGATCTCAGGGTTTCCAAGTACAAAAGTAATGTTTTGAAACTTAGGGTAAGGATTGGCTCTGAGCTCGATGTATCGATCGGCCAGAGCTTCTGCGTCTGCGGTGTTCTTAATGCGTGAGGTGTAGTTTTCCGCGTATACCCCGTAATTGGCTTGGCTAACTAAATCTGTCGCTGTATAGGTCTGGTTGGCGTTGTTGTCGTAGTTGATCGTAAATGAGTTTCTAAGATCACCAGCACGGGTAGTTGCAGATAAACCAATGCCGTTGGCGTGATTGGCATCTAGGGTTGTATATCCGTTAGCCGCAAGATAGTCCTGGCGGTGGGTCTGATCTGCATAACCGATATTGCCGTTTGCGTCCTCATATAGAACACCAAAGGCTGAGTTGGCTATAGCGGTACATAATGAATAAAGATCGGTATTGCTGGCAGATCGTGAAATCATGTCGTAATCGCCTGGACGATCAATTTCACCTAATCCGATATTGATTGCGTTAGCCCAAGTTTCGGTAGGGTTGTAACTAGCCCAGGTCTCAGCTGGTGGCACATCGTTCCATGACCCTAGCAAGTAACCTGATAAAAGGGTATAAATCTGGTCTCCGTCTTGATCTTGAGAGAGTATCCCTTCATCGATGATCTTGGGTAACTTGGACAATGCACCAAGCGCGGTAATACTGGCTACGGTTGTGTAACCTAGATCACCTGCGCTATTGACTGTAATAGTAAAGTCAGAAATAAGACCGCCAAAGATAGGAACATAAGTCCCGACTGAGTTTGTAACCTCAATCGTCAAGCCCGTTCCGACTGTGAAATCGTAACTAGAATTATTTAAATTGAGCAATTGTAACTGGCAATATCCGGCGACTGGTTGCTGGTAAATATCGGTACGACCTGAGGTGACGGTGAGGTCGGCTATTGTTATGTTTGATAACTCAACGCTATTTATCAATACCTTAAAATTGGGTGTGTAGGCCGTCATGGCGTGGAGAATCCTGCCGCGCCTAACGTGCCTCTAGCGGCTGAGTTGTTAAGGATGTTTACGATTGTCCGCGCTGTACCCTCGGGATCAATAGCTCCATTAACCGTAAGGTTAATTGTTGAGCCGCCGCTTCTGCCTAAAGCATTGTTGGGGATAATACTTCCACTGCTTGAAGGCGTAAATAGTTCTGGGCCTTGTTCTCCTACAAGATAAGTTGTTCCTTGCATTACTGGGCCACCAGCGGCGCGACCGCCGCCAAAGGCTCCACCAATTAAACCACCGATTTTTGAGGCTAAACTAATGACTGTCTGGAATCCACGAATAAGGGCTCCGACTACATCGACGACTGCACTAATGGCAAGACCGATACCTTGAATAGCGAGCTTGAACGCTCCGCCTAGGAATGGAGCGACGTACTTCTGTAAAAACTCTACTAGGGTTTGGAACTCTTTTTTGTTATCTGATACTGCGTCTTTAATCTTATCGAAAGCAAATTGGATACCTTGAAAGACTGGAATAAAGATCGACTTAGCCGCTGAGATAAATCCGCCGAGAACGGTGTTAATTCCTTTTTCTCCACCGATTGAATCGATAAACATTTGTACGCCCGGTACTACCTTCTGGACAATCAAATCAACCAATGGCGTAATGGCATTAAGGATAAATACGCCAACTGTCTCCTTGCCTTCATCGAAGGCTATCTTTAGACGATCTAACTTACCTTGGAATGTATCTGCCTTGGCTGAGGCTTGGCCTTCAAAAGTATCAGCCAATTTAGCAGTAATCTGCTCCATGCTTAGGGTTGCTAATTCAGCCTTAGACAGACCGATACCTAAGCGACCAAGAGATGCAGTATTACCTTCAGCTGCTCGAGCCAAGGCATTTGTAACTGCCTCTAGTGACTTGCCACTACCTGCTGCAACATCAATCGCGATAGTTTGTAACTCTTGTGCCTTTTGTAAATTGCCTGTGGCTCTAGACAAGCGCTCTATGCTCGGCCTTAATTCGTCGTCAGTGACGCCAAAGGCTAGGGATGTTTTAGTAATGTAATCTTCTGTAGCGGCTATCTGTGCTTCTGTAGCCCCTGTGACGTTCTCAAGTGTTTTTGCTAGGCGCTCTTGTGCGGCTGCATCTGCAATCGCAGACTTGACTCCATCGACTAGAAGTTTGCCAGCATAAGCGGCGGCGGCGGCTCCAGCAACTGCAAAAGCCAGCCCTGCCTTCTTGCCGAAATCAGTGACTTTGCTACCAAATGAAGTAACTTCTCCGTCGGCCTTATTAAGATTCTTTGTAAAGTTATCAACGTCTGCAAGGAGTTTAAGGGTTAAGGCTCTTGATGCTGAGGCCATTATGTCCACTCCTTTAGAATCTTATCGAACGAGGCAGTCCACTTAGCGACTATCTCAGGTTGAATCCTGCGTAATGTTGGATAAATAAACCAGCCTTTAGAGCCTCGACCTTCACGGCCTGACCAGACTGGGAATTGCTTAAACTTGTTAGAACCGAACTCAGAACCGCCCCAGATATCCTTAGTCGATGCCCCACCTGAGAACTTTTGAGAAGCGAACCCGTAAGTAATCTCACCAATACGGCTTGACTTCTTAACACGCGCTCCGCTTGCAATACGTCCTGCAACTGCTCGGCTTGGCCTTGAGTTAGCCGTCTGGATGATCTCTGATCGAGCGAATTCCGCCAGCGCTCCCGACTGGCGTTTCGCTTCATCTTTTGCTTCATCCGTCATACCTTTAAGCGCTTTGAATACTTTGCGGAGTTCAGTTTGGTCTAGTGCTACGAGTTCACTTGCCACGATTTCTCTCTTCCAGTATTTCGATAGCGGTTAAGATATCCTCACCTGTTCGCCAATGATCCATAGGGATCTGAGTAGCGATTGCCAGTTCTACTAAGAGTCGGCTTACGCTTCCTCTTGGATGACTTTTGGGCTCTCATCACCGACTTCAACATCAGCGACTGATTCCATCCATACATCCAACGGCTTAGTTGGTTTGCCCCCGGCATCTCTTTTCATAGCGCTATGAGCTACATAAAGGATGTCCCACATTCCGCCGAACTGAGCAATAACCTTTTTAGTGGTCATTTCCCATTTGGCATAATCTGGCGGACGCACCTGGTAAGTGGTTTCCGTTCCGTCAATATATTTAATTGTTATGTTCTGTTGCATTGTTTGCTCCCGTTTCTAGTTTTTAGCTGAAGGTTTCTAC